GGTATATTTTTGGCAATGGTTGTATGGATAAAGGGCAAATTATAAGAGTAACTATGTATAAGAATTTATTTAGAGAAGATACGGTAATAATGAAAAGAGCATTAAAACAGTATGTAAAAAATAACACTGTTAAATCTGATGAACAATATTCTATTGATAGAATTATAAAAGAACTAGATAAGCCTGAAAGAGATGCAGATATTTATGCAGAATTTGCATCGTTTATGCTTAAAGATTTACTAGCTAAGTACACGCTTATTGATAAAGAAGATAACAAAGTAAATTAGGGAAAAAATATGAGTTATTTATTTTGGTTAATATTGCCAGTAGCAATATGGATGATGGCTTGGATTATTATTGATTTTATAGTCAATGATAATACGGCTCATGAGTTAGAAGATATTATTAACTGTAAATGGACTAAAGATAATGATTATTAAAGAAGCATATAACAGTCAATTAAAAGACAGTTTGGTTGCACAAGGTTCTTCTTGGTCTTTAAAGTTTCAATGTTTTATTGAGCTTGTAAGAAGAAGAATTAAAGGTATAAAAATAGGAGTATAAAAATGGCTGATTCAACATATGTTGGTGATTACTTTGATGTGAACATTTCTATAGAAATAGAAGATAAAAAAACAGGTCAACTTATTAAGAAGTTTAACAGAAGATTAGATGGTGATAATGAATCACACACGGTCATACACGATCTTGACAATGACTTACATGGATTTATAAGTTGTCATTTTTCAAAAATTAAACTTGGACCAAGAGAGGGTTGATTATGAGAAAAAAAGATGCAATGGATATTAAATTTGAAAAAGGTCTTTTCTATTTGACTGAAAAAGATCATGTCAACATAAAAAAAGCAATCTATCATTACATAACAAATAAACAATATGATACTGCTGAACAGTGGGATGATATGTTGCAACTTTTTGGTGATCTAAATAGGTCTAATGCAACTAAAGAAATGGATGATGATTGGCTATGATTATAAACGGAATAGAAATACCTAAGCATTTACAACACTTACCAGTAAACAGTTTATTGGCACTCATATATATATTTAGAAATAGAAGCTGATGAAACAAAAAAGTCTATTTAATATACCTGAAGCATCTACTTGTGATACCGAGTGGGTAGATATGCCTGAATACAATAATGTCAAACAGGCAGAACCATACATCACAGCTACATTTAAGTTTAAAAACGAGCATGATTACAATGTTTTTAAAGACTTGGTACAAGAACATTTATATGAAGGCGAAAAAGTTTTTGATGGTATGCAAAAAATTGACAAGAAAAGTTCTTGGTTTCCGCATAAGCAAAAAGCAAGCTCATACATTTATAAATCTAAAAAAACTTTAAATCCTAGATTTCCAGTTTATATTGTTAGCAAGGGTAGATGGGAAAGAAACCCAACAAGTCGTGCATTAAAAGAAATGAATGTTCCTTTTTACATGGTTGTAGAAGAAGATCAATTTGATGACTATAAGACATTGGTTAATGAGGATAATTTATTAATTTTGCCAAAAAAATATTTAGATGAATATGATGTGTTTTGGGATGATGATGACCCACGCAAAGGACCCGGCTGCGCAAGAAACTTTTGTTGGGAACATTCAATCAAAAATGGCTATGATTGGCATTGGGTTATGGATGACAACATTGAAGCCTTTGAAAGATATAACAATAATATGAAAGTAAAATGTCTGACTGGCGCACCCTTTTATGCAATGGAAGATTTTGTTTTGCGCTACGAAAATATTGCACAAGCAGGTCCTAATTATTCAATTTTTTGTCCTGCTACTGATGGTAGACCTCAATATAAACTTAATACAAGAATTTATAGTTGCTTGTTAATTAACAATAAAATACCTTACAGGTGGAGAGGTCGCTACAATGAAGATACTGATTTATCCTTAAGAGTTATGAAAGATGGTTGGTGTACAGTTCAATTTAATGCTTTTTTACAAAGCAAAAGAGCCACACAAACATTGCAAGGTGGTAATACAGAAGAATTTTATGCTAAAGATGGCACATATAATAAAAGTAAAATGTTAGTAGAAATGCACCCTGATGTAGCTTTTTTATCAGATAAATGGAACAGAGTGCATCATCATGTCAATTATCAACCTTTCAAAAAAAATATTTTAAAGAAAAAAAATAGTAATAAAAATGAAGTTAAAGAAAATAATTTTTATATGTATTTAGAAACAGTAGAATCCTAATGAACACTTACTGCTACTCTTGGCAAGCAGAACTCAGTGAAGAACATTGTGAAGCTATTAAACTTTTGTTTGCAGAGGGTAATGTTAAAGAAGCTGAGATCGGCAATGTTGCAAACATAGATAAATCAATACGATCTTCTAATATATTGCCTTGTCCATTTGATTCTGAAAATGGCATTTACCTTGATAGAATCATGAGCAAATATATTACTATAGCTAATCGCGAATGTTTTGGAGTTAGTCTAAATGGTTTTCAAGAGTTCCAAGTAGCTAAGTATGGAAAAGGTGATTTTTATGACTATCACATGGACTCTAATATTCAAGATAACAGATCACAAAGAAAGCTAAGTATCACAGTGCAACTATCTGACAGCATAGATTATGTTGGTGGGGACTTTGAGTTCAGTAAAGATATAGGCAAGCTAGACAAAAAGAAGCTTAGAGAGAAGGGAACTATCTTAGTCTTTCCGTCTTTTCTTTATCATAGAGTCACTGAGGTAACTAAGGGCGAGAGATTCAGCCTTGTTGGATGGTATGAGGGAAATGACTGGATTTAGTTTACTTTTCGCTTGAATACTTAATGTTAAGTCCGCTAAGTGTACAAAGCCGTGACTTTTCATCAATGCCTTTATCTGTGAGTTGAAAAGTATTATCAACTTTCTCTACAAAACCATGCTCTATAACTTCCTCTAGTAGCTCCTGTGGCGTTTCTTCGTTGAACATGACACTTAGTATCACTCCAAGCCTTTTGTTCTGTGTCTTGCTTAGAGCCATTTATACATGTTCCCAACTTTTACCCTCAAACAAAAGTGCTTCTGCTTCTCGTCTGCGAATCAAACCATCACTGACCTGACCATTGACCTTATTCCATCTTTTCATTTGATAAGGAACGCCCTCATAGTCTGCTTGATTGAGAACTTGAATCATGGTGCTGTTTTTGAAGTTCGTAGGTCCAAGATTAAATACCCATGCAACCAAAGCATCAAACTGGTTTTGATGTAATGGAACCGTAACTAGATCATTAATATAAGGCTCATATTCTTCTTCTATTTCTTCTTTTAAAATATAGCTTGCGTGTTCCATTGTCCATTTGTCATGTGGCTGAACTGTTCTAGTGTGACCATAGCCTATAGTCAGTACGCCTGCTTGACACTTGTAAGGAACGGCAAGCCCACCTTTTGTTGGGCAACCCTCAAACTTTTTAATTAACGATAATCCTTCATCTGATAAGTGCATTTTAATTACCCCATGTGCCGTCATCTCTGACTTTGGCTGTTTTTGTTCCACCATGATATTCCACAGCATGACCTTCTTTAACAAGCATTTTACATATATCTTTACCATCTTCTGTATAAGGTATAGCCAATATACGACCATACTTGCCCTTTCCTAATGATTGTATTTTAAAAGAGCCTACACATAATTCTGAAAGTCTTGCTGACGCTTTTTTGCCTAATGCTTTTTCATGAAGATTTCTAGTGCGGCTTTCAGGAGTATCAATTCCTGAAAGTCTAATTCTTTGCTTGTGCAAAAAGACGCTGAACCCTAAGTCAAGAGTGACATCAATAGTATCACCATCCACTACTCTCTCTAGGATTGCGTTATAAACAAATGGTGTAATTTTTGCCATAAATAAGTAGGTGCTTCTGCACCTTATTTTTTACTGTTTAGCTTTGCCGATATTAAGTGCGGCTAGTTCTACCATCTTGTAAAGCTTGCCAAGCATCTTATCGTCTTTTGGTGTTGGAGTTAAAGCACAAATAACAGAAGCCAAAGTGACTACCATTGTGATTATACCAATCCACTCAAATATCATTCCCATATTATTCTCCTATATAGAAAAATTTAAG